CAACTTCACTAGGGGACAGTCTCACTGTTTTGCGCCCAGCAGAACTGGAACGAGTAGCAGAAGCTACGGCCTGTTGAGGACGTTTGCTATCTGAAGAAGCTTTTCCGTTTAGCTTGTGAGGAAAAGCTTCAAGTAATCTTCTATCAAGTTCATCATAGTACTCAGAAGACTCTGTGTCAAAAGCTTCCTCTTCAACTAATTTTTTATGTATTCCAAAAGCTGCAAAAGTCATGGCTTCGTCTTCACCAAACCAAGCGTTCTTAGAAGCCCACTCTTCGGCCTTCGGTTCAGGTCGCACAGGAACTTGTTGGGTCTGTTGTTGAGGTTGTTGAACAGGAACTTCCTGTTGCTGTTGTTTTTGTTGCAACTGAGCCGCTCTTACACGTTCTTCCTCAATTGCTAACCGTGCCAGCTTCTTGTTTAATTCTACCTGACTAGCCGTGTCGTTTGTGGCTATCGCGGTCTCCAAATCTTTTGTCAAAGATTCAGATTCTGTAGCTATACGATCACCGTACTCTGCTACATAACCTTGGTCTAAGTTAGTTACACGATCTTTAAGAGCCACGTTCTCAGCTTGAACATTTTTTGCAAAATTAAGTGCAGCTTCTTGTTGACGTTCAGCCTCACGAGCTTTCTTAGTCAACTTGTCTATTCGACGTTGCACTTTCTTGCTGTAATCAACGTGCTCTTCGTCTTCTGTATCTTCAGAAACTTCTACCGTTTCATCCGGGGCCGCTTCTTTTACTTCAACGTCCACTTCTTCACCCGTATCGGGCAGGTCAACTACCAATTCGTCTTGTTCAGGCATGGCTCACTCCATGTTAAAAATGCAGGATATCTTCCGGGTCCTGGATAACGGCGATTACTTCATCATCGTTTAATATACGAACCTCGCCGCCGTCAATCTTAAAACGAGCACCCGCATATCTACCAAAAATAACCCAGTCTTTCTCTTTACACCAAGGTCCACTGGGAAATTTTTCTTCGTCCTTGTAAGCTAAAGGTCCTGATTTCAATACATACCCGCAAACCGTTGCCACAGACTCACGATCTATGACAGCGTCGGGAAGTAAAACACCACCTTCTGTCTTACCTTTTCCTCTGTACGGAAGTATCAAAAGTCTCCAACCCGTTGGGTTTGGAAGTCTTTCAAAGGTATCTACATCTACCTTTTTAGGATCTAAAATTTTTTCTTCGGGCTTAACATAAGCCGATTTTAGCGACACCAGATTATCTGTTTCTGGAAGTTCGGATTTTTTAGACATTATTGCTCCTTGTCTAAGATTTGTCTTAGTTCGCTCCCTATATAGTCTAAAGATTCTACGTTGCCAACAAGTTGTTTGTACTCATCCAAAGTTTTTATCGATCCAGAGGTCATCATTTCTGATATACGATCCCTTCTTTCTTTAATTTGCTTATACAAATGTTCTGCAAGCTTAATTCCGTCCACGAGACACCTTTATGTAATCCTACACCTAGTTTTTTTATCTGGACGCATAACGCCCCGCCCCCTAACAGCAAAACCACCCGTAGAAGCCGTTGAAACCTTGGCTGCTTTCGTGTTTTTTACGACTGTTTTCCCTTTTCCACCCTCTCTTTTCTTTTTTCGAGCGGTTTCTGCACGTTGTTTTTTAGATAAACTATTGGCTTTATTCCGGGGCAGACAACGATCTGGGTTTCTCTTGTCTTTAGACGTGCCACACTCGCCCTTTATTGAGCCATCAGACCCAATTCTGACCCAATCTTGGTCCAACCATTTCTTTAATTCGCCCATCTAACGGCCTTTACGTTTGCCGCCCTTAGATTTTTTGGCATAATTCGGATCTTTGCAATATTTTGAAGCGGCTAAATTGGCGTAAGCAGACGGATAAGTGTCAAAAGTCCTTTTTGCCCAAGCTTTTCCTTCAGGGCAGATCTTACTACCCTTACTTTTAGCTTTGGCCGATCCACCTTTTCTGTAATAGGTGAGTTTACCTAGTTGAGGCATTTTTCTTCTTCTCCTTTTTCTTGCTACTATACAGATTATCAAACGTTACGGAAGGGTCCATATAACTTTCGTCTGATTCTGCATTGTGCATCCACTGGCTAGGCTTAAAATCCGGGGCTCCTTCACCAGTTTCCCAAAGGGCAGGGCTTGTCGTTCTAACGCGATTGTTTGGCAACGCTACAATGTTTCCCGTCCAACTTCCTGCATCTGTAAGCTCTATCACGTGGCTTTGTTTATGCTGCGCGGGGTCATCTGCTATGGACGATTCGGTATAATCCACAGTAAACAGGTACTTTCCAGTATAAAAGTCACCGTCTATCTTACATATCCAAGGACTAGAGCTTGTTCTGTCGTACTTTATAACTGAATGATGGTGAGAGCTACAGTCCCAAGGTTGAACGTGGTGCGTTACCATTCTCTCAGGCCACTCTTCAAGGGGTGTATCTGCTACCAGGGCGCTTATAGGCATTCTTGCCCACATAGCGCCTCCGTGTATGTTTTCTTCATCCGAATCGTCACTTTCACAACCCGTAAAAATTACTTGAAAGCTTAAAGAACGATCCGGAACAGTGTTTACCGCAATAGCCATACCATGAAGAAACTCTCCATGGTACTTTTCGTGGTTATGCGTAAACTCTCGTCGCACCCAGCAATGAAAATGCGGGATGTTGCTTTGCAAATAGGCCATTACTTCCGTCGTTTAGCCATTCCGCCTTTAGCATAACCTTTTTTCTTCATCATGCCGCCACCACGTTTTTTAGCAACGCCACCTTTGGCATAACCTTTCTTCTTCATAGGTTTTTTCACAACTTTTCTCCTTTAACATTTCCAACGTCTACGAGCCTGCCTAATCCTAGAATTAGGATCGTTTCTAGTCTTAGCAGAACTTCTTTTTAATTGCCCCAACGATCTGGCGCAATAACTCTTACGGCGTTTTGCCGCCGCGCTTCCCTTTTTTACTTTACCAGTTACGGCAGTTTTAAGTTTTGAACCAGGATTAGCTTTACGATAAGCCTTAACACCTTTTCTCGTCATTCCAGCACCACTTTTAGTGGGGCGGTAATTAGCACCTTTGCCTTTTGTAGTGCGACGAATAGGTTTTTCTTTGCGGGACATTACTTGCTAACTTTTTTAAATTTTTCAAAGGTCCTGAGACCTCCCAACCCCAACATCCCCATCAAAACGGGCATCATTTCGCCAAGATTCATAGAAGGTAACTCTACCAAGTAACCTGTCTGAGCAAGAATAAAAGTTAAAATCGGAGTTACAACGTAAGACCATGCTAATGCTACCCCGCAACACCAGCCAATAAATGGACGCCAACCGCTTACCCACACAGAACGGTGAGCCGCTTCTGTCTTGTTTATGTCCAATTGAGCTAAATCAATTTTAGCAAGATGAGTGGTAAGTTTAGCCTCTATCTCTCTTTCTGCCTTGGCCTTAGCTTCTTTGTCTTCAGGCAAAAACCTACCTATAACGTCCGTTACGGCAGGTAGTATACTAGGAAGAAGAGCTTGAATCATTTTCTATTCCTGTTTTGGGTGTTTTGAATTATGAATATGTTGCAAATGGCTTACCTGATCTTGCAAAACTTTCAATTCAGCCTTCATGGTAGCCAGTTCTCTGTTCCTTATCTCTAAAGATTTTACACTGTTTATTTCTTTTAGAACCTCTATCTGGGAGGAAAAAACCGCCCTCTGACTTTCCGCGTCATCTAAACGAGTATCAAAGCTTGCTTTAAACTTGTCAAAGGCAACGTGAAAGTTTTCTAAGTCCTCCATTACTCTAGCAAGGTTGTTTTTAACAATAGCGTAGCCACTCGCTATTGTAGCAAGCATTATTAGACCTTGTATCGCATGAGTGGCGGTAAGCTCCATTTATTGCATGTCCTTCAAATACATTAAGAGATAAATACCACCTCCTACAAACGCAATTACACTAATTGCTTTTACTGTCTCAAGTGCTATTTTTTTCCAGAAACTTTTTTCTTCTTCTGCTCTTCGTTGCGCTTCTTCACGCTGCTCTCTTTTCTTTTTATGTTTCTCAGCAATTCTTTTAGATCGTTCTAATTTAATTTTTTCAAACGTACCTTTTCCCCATTTGTTATCAATCTCTCGTTGAAGCGCCTTTAAGTTTCGATCTATTTGTTCCTTTTCTAGAACATCGGCAGCAACGGACCCAAGTGAGGTCTCGTCATCAAATGCCTCATCTCCTTCCTTTGCTCTAATATTAATTATTTGCTGAGTACGACTTTTCGGCTTACCTTTTTCTGCCGTTTTTTCTTCCTCTTGCGCTTTAAATAAATGATCTAGCCCTTGAGCTATATCTTTCACGCCCTTGGCAGATTTAACAAGCGTTCTGGTTGTCGCTATCGCAGCCGCAATGGTAACCGGGTCCATCTAACTAACCACTATAGTTTTTCCCGGAGAACAAAACCTGCTGCTCCACCAACAATTCCAAGTACAACAATGATTGGCTGGTCAATTAAAACACCAAAACCCAATACAACTGCTCCAATAGCAGCATAACTAGAAGGTTCTTGTAATCTTTCTTTCACCCATTTCATAACTTCTCTCCTATGCAATTGTAAAATCACCGCCCCTAATTGCGGCACCCATGCCACGATTCTTACCTTTTGTGGTAGAACCCTTAGAAACGTTCGGGGTTACTTCTTCTGTGGCATCGTTATAAGGCACATATCCTTGATCCTCAACAACGATGCCCTCACGAACTCCTCCGTCCGCTTTAGTTTTTTTAGCCATAACTACTATCTCCTAACCTTGTTGTTTCATCATCTCGCGCTCTCTAGCAGCATTTATACGAGCTTGCACGATTTCTTCTTGTGACTGAATACGGGCGGCACCCAATTGGGCTGAGTTCTCAGCTTTCTGTTGATCCAAAGCCAACCTAGCTTGGTCATTCTGAGCTTCAGCGGCATCTCGTTCTGCACGTAACTGAAGATCTTGTTGTTTTAACGCAATCAACGGATCAGGCTGTTCACCACCCCCGCTTATTTGACCACTAAGTGCTTTAACCTCTTGCATACCCTGAGCCACAAGTTGTGCAACCATGCTTTCCACTTGCAAAGCTTGCTCTTCGTTGGGAGGTTGTGATCCCAACTGTTGTTGCATCTCTGCAATGACCTGTTCTTTAGCCTTAATAGATACGTGCTCCATAATGTGCTTTTGGAGCGCCATAGCTACATTAGGCATCTGTGAGACCATTGGAGAAGATCCAAACACAAGGTGCGCGATTATATGAGCATCATGGTTTTGACCTTGAAATACTCTAAGTGGCAAGTTTTCTAATGCCTCTGAGTTCTCCACCGCAGGATCTTTTGGCGTAGGCTCACCCTGATCTTGAGGTTTCAGTATACCATCTACGTCTTTGACACCCACCGCTTTGTACATGCGACGATACGCTTCGTACATGTTGTGAATGTCCGGTGCAGATTGCGCCAACTGTAGCTCCGTCTGAGCCAAAGTGACTCTTTGGGCCATTGAGAAGATGTTGGGGTCAGACACCGGAACAACATCAACCCTAGCATCGAAGTCCTCCGCTTTTATGGTGCGCTCTGCACCTACTACATTGTATGGATACTCTGGGGGCAGATACTCTCCAAAGACATTTGCAAGAAGTTCAAACTCTTCTTTCTGAGCATAGTGCAGGCGCTTATGTATGGCCGACATGACCTTTGCGCCCTGCTCTAACATGGCAATTGTTGTTCCAACCGCAGCCTGCTGGTTTCCGTCGCCTACCTGCAAATTAGAAACAGCAGCAAAACGTTGCCCCGCTTCCACACAAAAACCCATCAAACTAAACAACGTTTGATCTGCTCCCTTATACGGAAGCAACATCAAAGAGTCGCGTATGGCACCACCCGGAGCATCTACATCTCTGAACTCACCCGGAGACAATGGATCGTCGTCGTCTCGTATCCGAAGTCCACGAGCCTTAAAACCTGCTGGTAAGTTAGAAAGCGTACCTGCATCTATAAGCTGGCGTAGCGCAGCAGTTGCAGTACGGCTCAAACCACCAATCATGTGTATCAGACCCAAACCATAAAACCCAAAGCCCGGTAAAAACTTGAAGTGAACAAAGTACTGGTTTTTGTTCCGGTTTGGATCATCTGGCTTATAGTTCCTACGAATGCTCAGAAGCTTGCCGTTGTTTTCGGCTACAGTTACAACGTATGGCAGCTTAATACCTGTGGGTTCACCGTCATCCCCAGTGTCTTCGTACCCTTCTAGATCCAGGTCTACGTGGCATTCCAACAAAGTTATTTCTTGGTCAAGCGCATTGGGTGATATACCAGAGATGTCGTCCATTTCTTCGCGGACCTCTGAAGGATCAGCTTGAGATGCGCTCACCTCTATGTCGCTGTAAAAACCTGCAACCTGTTTCTTGCGAAGTTCATTCTCTGTAATCTGAATAACGTGCGTGACGTTTTCGGCAGTCTCTAAATCTGTCGCCGTGTAAGGAACAATCAACTGTTCGGCAGGCACAAACTTACTTACAGCCCTTCCAAGAAACTCGTCGTAGTACACCTTCTTGAATGTAGATCCAGAAAGCGGGAGATAAAACAACATCTGGTCAAATTCCGGTGTGTATTCTTTCATCACACAGGTAATCTGATAATTCATAAAGTGGCGGACCCTATCTGCTTGGTTCTCGACTTCTGGAGTTACTTTACCAATAACTTCGGTGCGAACCGGACCACCCGCAGGCAAAAGTTCTCCAAAAGCCTGCGCCTGGAACTGTGTTACAGACTCTGCCAGTAGCGGATGCGTTACACCCGTAGCCCCACGGAAAGGCTCTGTGCGTTCCTCATACTTAAACCCAAGCAATTCGAGACCCGTTTTGTAACAGTTCTCCCAATCCTTACGACCTTCTTTGTTTGCCTCATACTCACCCAACAAATCAGAAGCAATCCGGGATGAAATAATATCTCCAAGATCTTCAGATAGGTTATCGTAGAAGTCACCCGTGTCTGGACGCGACATAGCGGGATCAAAGTCAACAACAACGCCCCCGTCTTCCTCTAACTCAATGCTCAACTCAGGCGTTTCGATTACCGTATCATCGTCAACGGCAACCTCTTCTTCTCCGCCTT